GTCCATGTACGCATTGTTTTTCACCTGTACGTTTAGGCTACCGTCTGGATTGCTTGACGCTATTTCGACGTAACCAGGAGCTTTTTTACTTGTTATCATCCTTTTTCCCCCTTTGTTGAGGCGACTTCTGTTCGTTCGATCGTGAAATTAATTGCTCAAGAAGCTCATTTGTCCGCTTCTGTTCCGTTACAAGCGCATTAAGCGCATCTATTTCAAGTCGATACATGGTTACTACCTCCATAAAGAAAAAGAGGGAGCGAATGCCCCCTCTACTTCTCCTTCATAAGCCCGTTATCACGGATTGTTTTAACCATGAGATTCCACAGCCTAACGCTTTCCTTTTGGTCATCGGTCGCATTAGCTGGTGATTTTGTCACCGGGATATATTCGATTTTTTCCTTTTGCGCTTGACCGCCCGACTCAAACCCTACTCTTTGTTTTTGCATGGGATCACTTCCGTATCACATGGATTGTCCAATCGCCCGATGCAAGATCGATCGTTCCTGCAGTCGGGTTAAAGAACGAGATTTTAACGGTGTTTGCTGCTGAAACATATCCGAATGAAATGATTCCCTGCGTATCGATAGCTGGAGGAAACAACTCCACTCTATCACCAAGAGCTGCACCTGTTACCGTGATGCCAGTGGTCACAGCGCCCGTTACAGTCGCCATAGATGCTGGATCAATAGTTGCCGTAACGGCATAAAGATTCGTCAGCAAATCAACTGCAGCACTTCCAATCTTTTTAATACCAAGGGCTTCGACGTGAAGCCCCTTTTTAACTGTTGGCATCTAAAGCCCTCCTTAGGTTGGGAAGTGTCCGTATCCGAATGACCAGTCAACAGAACCGTAGCTCCAGCGGCCAACCACTTTGAATTTAGAAACCTCTGTATCGAAATCTGTAATGCTGCCATTCTCAGGCTTGCGGCGGTTAAACCATTTCATCGCATTCATCATACGCGATTTATCAGCTGCAACCCATGCTTTGCGGTTTGTGAAGAACGGGTTTACAACAACCGTAATGTCGCCTTCGTAGATATTGATGTTGTTGTCCGCAGATCCTGGCTCATAACCTTCGCCTTTACCTGGGATACCGGCAATTTGGAAAGCGCGGCGAGCATTGTAAGGCGCACAAAACAAAACGTTTGGATTAGCAGCCATCAAGTTTCCGCGATCATCTTTCCATTCCTGCATAGCAACCGCTGTATCATCCCAAGCATCGATGGAAAGTTCAGTCGTGCCTTTGTTGGATTGCGTGTCCGTCGAGTTTGTCGGGCTGTAAGGGTGGTCAGTGGCGAACAAAGCCTTGCCATCTGGTAATGCAGCGTTATAAGTGCGGCCGCGAAAGTCCACAGCCGTTGTTGTTTTATCGCCGTTAATGAACCATTCAGCGCCTTGCATTTGTCGCGTTTTGTACACCGCATCAGCAAGGGAACGAATACGGTCACGGATTTGCGTAAGTTTCATATCATCAACAAAATCGCGCTCAATCTCGCGGCCGAGAGAGAACTTTTTGTGTTTGAAGTATTTTTGCCATAGCTCGTCGATGTCACCATAGAACACTTGATTGTTCGACTGACCCCATTCTTCCATGAGTCCTTCGCCGCCGATCATTTCGATCGATTCAGTGTCCTTTGTGGAACCTGTTTCGTCGAACATTAAAGGGATGAAATCCTTTTTACCCGCCATTTCCCGAGTATATAGCTCGCGGAATACCGGTTCCAATACATCTTGTTGCCATTGCAATTTTGTTTGCATTTGCTAGTCCCCCTCTATTAACCGAACACGCGTTTTTTAACTTTAACGCGGCACGTTGCTTTATTTGTGTTGATTTCGATCACAGAAAAAGGCCCTGCTGTAATGTCGGATGCAAGAACCGAAAGGCCATCCGCAGCAACGTCAGCAACATCCACACCAACAATGAAACCGGCATCAGGTGTGCCAGTGTAAGGAGCGTCGAACCAATCGCCCTCACGTGCAATGATGACTTCAAGTTTTTGATCTGTGCCTGCTGCGATTGTTTGGTTAGCGAATCCACCGATTGCTACACCGTTCGTTGCTTTTGTCCATCTGCCGGAAGCCATTTTGACTGCTTCGCCTTTTGTGAATGCTTCTGAG